ATGCCCTTAAGGCAGCCATTTCTCGGATCACACCCACCCAGCAACTAAACACTCTGCTTCAGCAGATCAATGGTGTTCGGGACTCCCTTGCTGGTTCACGTACGCCGAAGAACTGGATGAAGATTTCGATCCAAGATGCCAACTCCGCTATTCTTATACTTTCTGGCAACCTGCGGACAATTAAAGCCTCCATGGCTGGTACTACCGACTGGGCTGCCATAACTGAGTTCCGGCAGGCTGAAGAGACCCTTGGGGACATTATCCGTAAGCTCCAGCGTATCCGTACCCTGCAGAGTGTTCAAGTTAACACTGCTGGAGCTCTCAATGGAACTGCTGGAGTCGCTCCATATATTCCCAAAGTCGTGACACTCCCTGAGACTAGCAGGCTTGCTCAGGATGCAGAACTAGCAGCACGCAACACCGAACGGTTGGGCCGTGGCGTCAACCAAGTAGGTAATGCGGCCAAAGGTGCCCATACACCGCTCATGCTCCTCAACCGGTATGTGGGTGCCTTTGGTTCCATCATGATCGGCCAGCAACTTATGCACTTGGCAGACAGCGCCACAGTGGTTTCTAACCGGGTGATGATTGTCAGCGACAGTGTGGGCGAAGCTGAAGCGGGTGTTCGGGAACTGTTTGCCATTGCCCGTCGGACACGGACGCCCATCGAAGAAATGGCCCAGCTTTACCAGAAAGCTATGATGGCTTCTGATGAACTGGGTATCAGTCAACAAGACGCCTTCCGTTTTGTAGAAGCTGTTGGTATGGGCTTAGCAGTTCAGGGCTCCAGCGTTAATACCGCTCGGGGGGCTCTGATCCAGCTCTCACAAGCCATCGGCACTGATGTTGTGCGAGCTGAAGAATTCAACTCCATTCTTGAAGGCGCCTATCCTATTGCCTTGGCAGCAGCGCGTGGTATCGACAGGACTGGCGGTTCGGTTGCTCGTCTGCGGCGCATGGTTATCAATGGCGAAATTTCATCCAAGGAGTTCTTTGAGGCCATCCTGTCTCAGTATCCTGAGATCGCAGACATGTTCAGCAAAACTACCCCCACTATCAGTCAAGCATTTACTGTCCTCCGCAACAAAATGACGGAGTATATGAGCCAGTCTGAAGAGGCCCGGGCTATTGCTAAAATATTCTCGGGGTCCCTTTTGATTATTGCTGACAATATCGCACCTATTGCAGATATTCTGTTCAGCCTTGGCATTGCTTGGGCCACTGCCTTTACCGTTGGCAAAATTGGACTTGTGGCCCGCATGGCCATCAGCACAGGCGCTCTTGCCACAGCCATGGCTCTGCTTCGTGGGGCAATGGGCTTCCTTGGCGGGCCTATTGTCGGGGGTCTCGCTTTGTTGGCTGGTGCCGCGTTCTGGGTCTACCAGAACATGGATAGTGCCGCCGACCAGATTGAGCGTCTGAACACGGCAATGGACGATGGTGTGACTGCCATCCAAAACTACAATGAATGGGTTCAGATCTCCATACAAGAACAGGAAGAGCTTGGGGGTTCTATTAATCTGTCTACTGGAGCTATGCTTCGTCAGTCTCGTGCTAAACTGCAGGATGCTCTGCATGCTATGCAAACCGAAATGAAAACAATTGAAGATAACCTTTCCGGCGACAGCTGGAACCCCTTTGATATGAATAATATTCGTGCCGCCATTAGCGAACTTGCCGGTCCAGGTTTCAATTCTGGTACAATTGGCTATGGCAATGCTGATTTGGAAAACCTCTATAATCTGCTAAAAGGTGTAGAAGACGGCACTGGCACAATTGCCGCTTTTGTGTCCGAATTTGACCGTTTGCGNGGCGCAGGACCTGAAGTCACNAAAGNTATAGACGACCTCAACTTGGCTATGGATAGCCTTGAAAATGCCGATGGGTCTAAACAAGCAACTGAGCANGCCTATTTGTGGATGACCCAAGCAGTAGATCAGCTTAAGAGCGTNGCAGAGGGTATCGGTGGGTTTGAAAACCTTTTGGAGCCTTTGGCAAATTATGACCCAAGCAATTTTACTAGCACCGCGGACGTAATTGCCTTGGCTGACGCCCTTGAAAGGGCTCGCGAAGCAGGTGCATTCCTCTCCGGGACTAGCTGGGTCTCTGAAACTGCAGACCTCTTGCGCGCCCTTGATAGGGCCCAGGGGGAGGAAGCCCTTATGCTTGAGGCTCTCGGCGCAAATGCTAAGCGCTTGCAGGAACTTACCACTGAGGCCGAACGGTTCCGCACTCCGATGGAGGGCAGTGCAGACGCTGCAGGGGATACTGGGGCTACACTTGAAAAGATCAATTTTACACCCCTAGAAACTGGGGCACGAGGGTTTGCGGACGAACTGGTCCGTGGGGCCATGGCCATTGAGCTTATTCGTGGGCGTTCCAATTCTGTTACTTTGCCTAAGGGCAACAGTGGCCAGCCCCAGCTTGTCAACGCAGTCTACAATCCGAATGAAGGTGGGTCTACAGCCTTCATGTCAACGTCTGGTTCGGCCGGTGGCCTTGACGATGCTACTTATAGTGCTATGCTTGCCGCACTCGCCGAGTATGGTGTGCCGACGCTGAATACAACCATTTCGACTATGGGTGGTGCTGCTACTACTGCAAACTCGAACTTCCGGCCAGGCATGGGCGCAGATACTAGCATCATAAACGCGACCGATCGCACTGGCCAATCCAAGGAATACCTTAGTGTCTTGGAGACCATCAACCAAGAACTGGATGCCCGCTATAACAACCTGGTGCTCAACAACGGGGCGCTGGACCAAGAACGTGTCCTCTATGATGTGCTCCAACGGGCACGCCAAGAAGGTGCGGTTCTGGCACAGCAAGATATTGCCCTTATCCGCGAACGCGTTGCAGCTCTGACGGAGCTTGAGAAGAAAGTCCAGCTCATTAGCGACGTTGGCGATGCAGTCTTTGACAACCTGGAGACTGCCCTCAACAACTTCGTGCAGACCGGGACCTTCAACTTCAGTGAGTTTGCCAAATCTGTCATTGCTGACTTGGCTCAGATTGCCATTCAGATGATGGTTATTACTCCGCTGAAAAACTTCTTTGGAGGTATCCTTGGGAGTCTAACAGGGGTTCCCACCGCAGCTTTGCCAGGTCATAATGAAGGTACTGACTTTATGGTTGGTGGCGCCGGTGGCGTGGACAAGAACGTAGTAGCTTTCAGGGCTTCCCGTGGGGAACGAGTTCAAGTCACTCCGGCTGGCCAGTCAGCGGACAGAGTGCCACCCAATATCAACTTCTACATCAGCACTCCTGATGTTGACGGGTTCCGTCGGTCTGAGGCCCAAATCGCCGCTCGTGCACAGCGCATGCTGGGCCGTGGTCAAAGGAACAGTTGATGGTGGACTTTCATGAGGTAAGGTTTCCAACGTCGATCAGCAAGGGCTCCTCCGGGGGTCCTCGTCGTCGCACTGATATTGTCACACTCCGCTCGGGCTACGAAGAGCGGAACTCTGTGTGGGCAGACAGCCGTCGAGAGTACGACGCTGGCTTAGGTATCCGCAATATCAACGACATGCATGATGTCCTCGCCTTCTTTGAAGCGCGGCTTGGACGTCTTTATGGCTTTCGGTGGAAAGACTGGACCGACTACAAGTCCTGCCCTCCGATGCAAGTCGTGGCCAGCAACGACCAAACTATCGGGACTGGTAATGGCACCAGCAAGAAGTTTCAACTGAAGAAGGCCTACACTTCAGGCCCGGCAACCTACACCCGTGTCATTACGAAGCCGGTCAGTGGGACTGTCTTGGTCGAAGTGAACGGAGTCCTCATCTCTGGAGCAAACTATTCGTTGGATCTGATTACCGGGATCATCACCCTTGTCACCGCTCCGTTAAACGGCCATGTCGTCAAAGCAGGGTTTGAGTTTGACGTTCCAGTCCGCTTTGCCAATGACGTCATGGACATTTCAGTGGAACAGTTCAACGCTGGTTCTGCTCCGCAAGTGAACGTAATTGAGGTGAAAACCACACTGGGAGTGCTAGACTGATGGTTAAGAGTCTTTCTGTTGGTTTGCAGACGCACCTTGACGGTCGCGCCACCAAAATGTGCTATTGCTGGAAAGTCACTCGGAATGACGGCCTGGTGCAGGGCTTCACCGATCATGACAACCCGCTGACCTTTGACACCGTGACCTATGAAGCCTCTTCGGGCTTTACAGCTACACAATTCGCGTCCAGCACGGGTCTTGCCGTTGACAACCTAGAGGTGGAAGGGGCTCTAAGCTCTGATACCATCAACGAGGATGATCTGGCAGCGGGCCACTACGACAATGCTAAGATCGAAGTGTACTGGGTAAACTGGTCTGATGTCTCTCAGCGTCATATCGTCAGCCGGGGCTTCCTTGGCGAGGTAAAGCGTTCAGGTATTATGTTCCAAGCAGAGCTTCGCGGGCTGTCAAATGCCCTTCAGCAAAAGACTGGACGCAAGTATCAGCGCTACTGTAACGCCGTGGTGGGCGATGCTCGCTGTGGCATTAACCTTTCTGACATTGCCTACACCGGTTCGGGCACCGTTGACCTTGCGTCTAGCAGCCGAACGTTCACCGCAACAGGCCTGGCGGGCTTTTCGGACGACTGGTTTACTGCCGGAGCATTGAATTGGCTGACCGGGGCCAATGCTGGGCAGTCCATGGAGGTTAAACTCCATAACATTACCAATGGAACGGTGTCCATCGAGCTTTGGCAAGCAATGCCCTTTGGAGTGGAAACGGGTGACACCTTTACCATCACTGCCGGTTGCAAACAGGATGCTACTACCTGTGACGCCAAGTTTAGCAATATCGCCAATTTCCGTGGTTTCAACCTTATTCCCGGCCCTGACATGCTGCTGTTCTACCCCAAACAAGGCGACGACAATCTCGACGGGGGCTCGTTATTCAGCTAAGGATACCCAATGC